ACGGCAGGTATTGTTACAACACCAGAGCCAGCATTTATAAATGTTGCGATGCCCGTGGCAGTTATGGCAGGCATTGTGAATGCCGCAGTTACGGCTGCTCTTGCAGACACCTTAAAGGCAGGGATGCTAACTGTGCCAGAGGCAATATTTCCTGATTTACCTATGCCTGACGCTGTAAATGATGGAAGATTTACTACACTAGAATCCGCTGGTCTTGCATTTATAGTCAGCGCAGGAAGATTTACTACACCAGAGGCAACAGATGGGTTTAAATCATAAGATATGCCTAATTGCCCAGATATAAAGACACCACTAGGCACTATATCCCAAGTGTTTATAAACCTCTTGCGAATTATCTGAGTTCCAGCAACAGCATGTGATTGGTTAAGGAGTGCATTGATATTATTTGCTACTGGTACTGTATAAGCCACATCTAGTCGCGGAGTAATAATTACAGGAGCATTTGTATCGTAAACCAACTGCGGAGTGAATACTGCCGTTCCAACGCTAGTTAAGTCGTAGGTTATCCCAATAGTATTAGAAACAACGGGAATAACTTGATAAGAGTAATCTGTATTCGTTGTATGGGCAACATTTGTATTAACCTGTAATATTGCCCATGTTATACCGTCATTGGATGCCAGAATATCAAAACTGGTCATCCGCTCATTCCACCAATTTCCACCATTCAGGGTTAGTGAATAAATAGTCTCTGGAGCAGGAAATTCAATCTGCCACCACGCAGGTACTGAATTATTTTGAGATAACCAAGAGCTATTTGTGGTTCCATCAAGTGCCTTGGCAGCAGGGTATGTTGTCGCTGACAACTCAGAACTAGCTGAGGCTATAGCCCCAACTGTTGATACAGGAGTTATACCAAAGTCATTATAAAAGCTTATGGTGGCTATAGCAGCCCTAGAGCCACCAACAGTTCCATTTATACTTATGCGGTAAAACTTAAATGTTGGAAGTGCCATTATGACACCTTCTTATACAAATGCCTTAATACCGATAGACGATAAATCATTCAGCGTTGTTACAGTATTAAGTGCTGGTATTGTTCGTTTAATCCAAAATGCTGCAACCTGACCTGCGGCAAGCTGACCAAGAGCTAATGCGGTAGATGCTGATGATGGGGCTGAGAATGTGCCTGTTGCAGGAACAGTATTCTCATTAACAACCGTTTGCGCCACGCCAGTTGTTACACCATCGCCAGCACCAGCAGGGTCAATCATAATCTGCATGCTGTCTGCGCCAGATGGCTGAGCCTGAATCCAAAGTAACACATCAAAAGCCGTATCAACGACAGATTCATTCTTAACATAAAGTGCGCGATATTCGTTATCCCCAGCAAAACTTTCTGACTTGAGAATATCATCGAAAACAGCGTTCTTATTATTGGTGATTGCAATGTTAATGTCGGCGGCATTTCCTATTGGCAGGCTTGCAACCACCACATCAACAATTAGAAGCTCTCCCCCAGCCCCAGCCAAGCTATAACGCCCGTCTATTAGTGTTGGTACAGCAACTCCGATGGAGCCGCCCGGAGGTGTCCATTGAAGCGTTGTGCCTGTCAGGGTGAAATCAATCGTGCCGTTGCCTTCTACATTACCTGTAGCATCCACAATCGTAACCCCTGTCACGTTGGTTGTTGCTGTGGCATTCTGTGACAACACCTTCGCAGTAGTGGAAATAACGCCACCGAGCGATGATAAAGGAATGGTGTTCCCTGCTCCCCCTGATAGCCACATAGTCAATTCATGTAGTTGGACTGCCATGATAGCCTCCTATTATGCTGCTGGTAGAGTAATGTCTAAAGCAGTTATCTGTTGTGTTGCGCCTGCGGTTACTGTGGTGCTGGACATATTCAAATCTGCGCCAAATGTACCCACTGAGCCATCAAATCGTGGTGCTATTGTACTTAATCCGTTTGCATCAGCAATCAGTGATACTCGATAATATCCAGCCGTTCCAGATGCGATAGCAACTGCCGACCAAGTTTCTGTTGCAAGTTTCGCCAGCACACCAGCAACAGCAGCGGCGGCAAAATTGATGCCTGTTGTATTATTAATCGTGGCAAGCAAAATGCCTGTTGCTGCATCATCTGCTGATGCAGGCTGTGCGCCTGTATAATACTCGAATTTACAATTAGCCATCACCGCATTAAAAGCGCCTGTATCAAGCAAATTATCTCGAAGTCCTGTAGATAAACGAATTGTCATTTATTCTCTCCTATCTCATTTCTATTTGCCCAACCACGGGGCTGTAATTATTCACTGCATTACCAGCGTCACCATTGATTAAGCTGAGATATTGAACCATGCCGTTTATACGCCGAACATGCCCGACTCCCTTAAATCCATGTTGGAATGCTACATCATCTTCTGTAAGATTGCTAAAACTTCCTCCAGCACCACCAACGCAGATGCCTCTTTCGGATGTAAAAACAACCCCTTCGCCTTTACCATCGAAGTATTTTGCATCTAAATAGTCAGCAGTTCCTTCGATAGCATTATACTCTGCAAGGATATTTACTTTAAAATCGTTGATGGAATCACCCTGTAAAAATTTAATGCTCCCATCACCAACGTAAATTCCGTCCAATACAGGAAACATCAGGGTAATGCGCCCATCAAACTGCATATATTGGGAAGACTTGTTGAACATTTCTGGATGATATGGCTCACTGCTCCAGATAACATTTCCATCGGCAATATACATCCTACCCTTGTAATAGCAGATAATATGCCCGCCCGGTGCTGCTGATGCTAGATTATGCTTTAGCTGCACATTGCTTATCTCGCCATTATACACAGCAGATGTTTCGCCATTCTTAAGCTCTGCCACCCTATATAATACATTGCCATTTAGCGTAGATGCATACACTCGCACAAATCCCGATGCTGGCTGTACTATATTCGTAACGCTCACTGAGCCTTCTCCGCGAGCTACCGCGTAGCTAGAAGAGCCGCTTTCACGCCCGTCTGTGGCAACATAGGTAATGGCAATCATATACATGCCAAACGGCATGGAGCCAAAAGATGTTTCAACAGTAGGTGCTGGGGGAGGCTTAATCCCCCAAGACCTAGCCACCCCATCCTGCAACACCCAACTTGATACGCCATCAGAAAAATAAATCTTTCCCAGCGCAGAATAATAACAAACATCACCCTGAATAGGTGTTATAACCGATGTGGTTACAAAATCATCTGCCAGCCTTTTTAGTAAGCCAGCCTCTGCAAATAGGCATATGTCGCCATTAGACCATAGTGATGATGAAGCTGACACAGTTACGCTCTTAAACCCGCCGCGCCTACGGACTTTGCCATTCTTATCAATATCAATATTCTTTCCAAGCGTAAGATGCTCAAGACCAAGCATGTCCTGCTTGTTATTGACTCCTTTGAATCTGCCAAATCGGATGGGCTGATTGGTTACTGCCATTAGAAGAAAGCAGCGCGGGTTCGTCTTGGCTGCTCACTACGCAATACTTCCTGCTCTGCGGCTGTGCGGCGCTGCCCAAACCTAGCTGTAAACTTATTGGAGTTTATTGATGATTTCGCAGGGTCGAAAGTTTCTGTATCTTGTTTTTCGTAAGCACGATGCTTAATCCAATACAGCAATGACTCATGGTGCTGTGCATCAATCTCAAGCGTTTCTGCTGTGCCGAGAACCAAGTCAGTAGGTAGCCTGAAACACTCAAGCTGAATAACTCCTACCGCAAGCGGAATACGGTCAAGTAATATAAATTTATCCCGATTAACCCAATGTCTAGGCTCGCCTGTTCTGGTTCCCCATAAGGGGTCTTTTTCATCAAGCCTATTCTCATTGGCAGGGATTAACTTCGGAAAAGTGCTGCCGACAATCCTGGCATCGACAACACGGATAACTTTGGGGTCAACTGGAAATCTGTTTCCAGATGTGTCAATCGCTATTTGTGATAGCGCAGTTGTATCATCAAACAAAAGGTATGCTCGCGCTGCGGCTTCTTCTTGAGCTTGATTGCACCAACGCACAAGCTCCTCATCGCTCCAGAGCAAATCTCTCGAATCAACACCAGTATCGGGGTCATCAAGTTCAAGTCTAGCTGCGGTGAGGAGTTGTGTGAGGTTCATTTTTATTCAGCAGCCTTAGCAGCCAATTCAGCCGCTTCGTCTGCCAATCGTTGTGCTTCATCAGCTTCATCCAATTCTTTTTGTGCAGCAGCCTCTGCTACATCGCTACGCAAAGATAAGATTTCAGCAATGATAGTTTTTACTGCTTTTTTTACATCCAAATCAACATCAAATTCAGCCTTAGCAAGCTCTGCCAACTGCTTCTTTGATTTTCCTTTCAAGTCGCTTGGAATATCTGATACAGGCTCTGGCTCAGAAGGGCTATTAGCTTCGACATAAACAGTGCCATCATCAATGCCCAATAAAATTTTAATATGTGCAGGGTCTTTAACCTCGCAAACGTGCGGGGAATCATCACCATCAACAGACTTGAACTCATAATTCTTTGAGTCCAAACTTACAGTTGTTCCACCTTTAATTTTTAGCTTTCTCTCGATTAACATATAACCTCCTTGGTTAATAAAAAAAAAGGGCGAGCCGTAGCCCACCCTTTCCAGTTTCTTACTTAGTCGCCAAGCCAAGAGTTGCGATAAGACAACTGCAAGACAATGACCGTACCCGCTGTTAATCCCGGAGTAGCAGCGCCAAGCACAACAGAGCCATAAACCTCTGCTGATTGCGGTGCTAAATCCAAGGCAGCTACGCTATCCAAGCGATGCACAGCCCCGTTAAGCACTGCACCAGCAGCGACAACGCCAGATGCGGCAATAGCAACGCCAGCAGCATCTGAAAACTCTACAAGGTCAGCGGTTCCTGTTTCAGCCGCAGATGAGTATGCAATAGCATCCACAACTTTAGCTCCCACAGGAAGTTTAACCAGTTGGATAACATCACCAGCAACGGCAGCAACAGCTTCCGCAGCGGTGACAATATGCGTGCCACGAACCGATACAATATCTGCATCATCTGTGGTAATCGCAGGACGAGAACGACTAATGTTTTGACCTTTAATAAGTGCCATGATTAGTTACCCCCTTATGCCGGTTGAGCAGCGTAAGTATCAACGGCGATTACACCGAAGTCTTTGCTGTTAAACGTACATTTTTTAGCTCCCCAAATTGCTGAGGAAGTGATAACAACTTGATTGCCGTTATCGCGTGTTTCTTCATGCCACTGATAGCGCATGCCAGTACCCGGAGAACCGAATGCCATTGCACAAGCTTGTGCGCCCATAAATAAACCACGGGCAGCAGGTAAGTTTGCACCAGCACCATAATCAGTGAAGCGGATAATGCCTTTATGTTCATGGATAACCACGTTGTTATACATGCCCATTGCACCTTTAAAGATTGGATTGCTCCGACCTTCTGCGGCAGCAGCGGCTTTCTGAATATCAAGCCATTGACCAGCAGTGGTGTTTGTACGCAAGTCATAAATCTGCCAAGGAGACAGTAACAATACATAGTGTTTTTCACCATTGATGTCGATAGGTTGAATCTGAGGCGTTTCAGTTATGCCGCCACCCATCATAGTTGCGTGAGCAACAAGCTTGTCGATGATAGTTAAGTCCATCTTCGTAGCTGATGTGATAGTAGCCTTAGATGTTGAGCCTGTAGGATACATGATATGTTCGGCATCTGGTGCAGTAAATGTGTTGTTTGCAAAACCAGTGTAAGATAATGGGAATACAAAATCTGCATTCACACCACGAGCGCCTGATAAATACATAAAGATGACTTCATCTTGAACACGCGCCCACCATTCAGATTGACGTTTACGAGCAATGGCACGCAAGTTGTGCAAAGTACGCTTGCGCGTCATTTTGCCACCTGTGTTTACACCGCAACGCATTTGGTCAATATAAAATTGGTCGCTGTAAAATCTCAAGTCTTCTTCTTTACCTTCAAGGACATTATCGCCCTCAATAGGTTGCATTGCAATTTGCATGGATAGGTCGAAAGTAATCTGGTCGCCAGCATCGTTTTCCAGTTCGTTAAAAAGTTGAATCGGTGTAGATGCGTCAGCACCTTTACCCATGAACTTCTTGCTGAAATAGGATTTACGAGCAACGTCAACAGCCAGAGAACTCGACCAGCGTTTAATAGCCTTGGCATCGCCAAGACCTACGATAGTTTGAGCCATAAGACTTCCCTCCGTTGGTTATTCGCCAATAGTCTAAGGGAAGCTCTCTTGAACATACCATTGCTGCGGTTAAGCAGCGGTAAACCCCAAAGCCACAACTGGCTTCGGGGAGCGATTCTATTTCATCTTACCGCACAATGTCAACTAAACCGTCATCTGCTAATGATTTATTATTACTTATATCAACAGCTTTATCGGCTTGTATAGCAAGGCGAACATAATTACCGCTTCTTTGTTGCGCTATTACTTTTACACTCTCGCCAGCTACATTAAGCTCAACATACTCGCCAATTTTCATATCTATGTATTTCATAGCATTTGTTCATACAATGTTCTGTCAGCATCAGACATTGCAGCAACAGCATTCTCCAAAGCCTCGCCTTCAAGGTTGTCGATATTGGCAAACTTATTCTTGCCAGTGCTATTACTGTCAGCAGAAGGAACATCAGCCAGACCTGTTGGTATTTTCACATCGCCTTTCTTGGGGCGAGGTCGCTTATTTTCAGCAGAGGCTGGTTCTTCCTGTTGTGGCTGACGAACATTCAACACTGCATTCGCAGCAGTCACCAAGGCTTTCGATGCAGACATGCCATCCAATTCTCCAGCAGTGGACATGCGGCGAAGCTTGGCATCAAGCGCGTCATACATATCAGGGTTATCTGCCTCTTTGAACATAGGATTAAGCTCGAAGAATGCATTTTTATCAGCCTCCCAACGCTGCTCTGACATAAGCTCATTACTTGCCTTGTTTGCATCAGCAGTGGCTTGTTGGGCAGCAAGCAGCCCTGTTTGCTTGGTATATTCACCCAAACCAATATCACCATCTTCATATTGCTTGGTTAGCACATCAACCTTTTCATCATAATCTTCCACACCAGTTTCATCTAATTGAGGGGTGAAGCCATCACCTTTAGATTCAACAGCTTTGCTTAGACTTACAGGCTCTTCTTCCGCAGGTGCTTCTTCTTCATCAGCTTCTTCATCAGCTTCTTCTTCATCAGCTTCTTCATCAGATAGTTGTGCCATTTCTTCTTCGGTAAAATCTGTGTCATTTGGCATATCAGCCATTTTATTGCTATTTGATGTACTCATTGTTTATCACCTCTTGGTATTTCCAGCTTGCGCTGGTTGTTGCGTTTTTATAATGCCCATCTTCTCTCCAAGTTCGACATTATGCGCCTGCTCGCTAATCCTAGAATCAGAATTAGTTTTCTTAACCTTAGCTCTCTCAGTTTCAGCCTTAGCTTCCTTGAGTACAGCATCAGCCGTTTCTTTGCGAACCCCAGCTTTCTGCATGTCCATTTCAAGCTGTTGTATCTCAGCGTCATGCTGTTCTTGCGCAGCTTCTGCTTCAAGCTCTGCCTGCTCTTCTGGCGTTGGTTCAAGCTTATCGTGAATATCAATGCCAGCATCGTCAGAGGGCGCACGCTGTCCGTTAATGTCACGGATACGGGTTACTAAATCATCCTTGTCAGGTATGTCAGACATGTCAATAACCAAGTCAAGAAGGTTCAATGCCACATCAGGGCTTAGTTTGGTTATCAATTCAGACATATTTTCAAACATAGATAAGCGCAATGACTCGCGGTAATCCTGCTCTGCTATAATAAAATCACTTTTTGCTGCTGTAATATCATTGATGACAGAGCCATCCTCTTCAACTCTATTGACCGTAGTGTGGGCATATCGTCCACGATTGCCTGCAATATATATTGATTTCTCTTCGGTATAAAATTGTTCAATCAAAGATAATAAAATCTCACCCTGTAATTGTTGTGAGAAACGGAAGTTGTCAAATATCTCTGCCGTTACAACAGAGCCTTCGTTTTGCTTGGCTAAAATTGCCTTACCAGAAACAAGGTTTGACTCTTGCCCTAGATTCTCATTGGTAACGCCAGCAACCTCACGGATAGCTTGCTTGTCATCAGCCATGATTTCCAAATGCTGCTGTGCAACATTGTTGTTTGTATCAATATCAAACCTAGCATCTTTTTTGCCATCAAGTTTGATGATTGCATCAGGTCGAGATATTTCTTCCTCAATCTGCTGCCAGCCAATCGGGGATGCTGCGTTGGCTTCTGCAATAACTCTATTTGTGGATAGGATATGCAAAGCTTTTGAGCGCCGCTTATTCAAATCTTCCTGAACACCACGGATATTCCGAACCATACCATAAGGCGCACCATCACGCTTGCGGCGATATGATGGCAAGGCAATGAATGGAAGATGGTTATGTCGGTACGGGCTTTCGCCATAATTCAACATGATATTGCCAATAAAGATTGCAAAATGTACCTGCATAGATATTGAGTCAGTAATAGAGGCTGTGCCTTCACGAATCTCAAACTCAAGTGTATCTGCATCAGCGAGTGATTCTTTAGTGCCATCAAAGAAGCCGCCACGAACCATACGAACTTGTTTTGGCTCCCGATACCAGCACTCAATAACCCTCACGATACTACGGCGATTATCCAGCACTGAGAAATCATCTTGGAATAATGGAGTAGTCCACTGTGCGCCTGTAGATGTTTTATCTGCCACCGTTGTGTTCACAGCAAACTCAAGCTCATCCTGAGCCACTGCATCATACGCCTTGGCAGCAAACTCAAGTTCGGAAACTTTGTCAGGGTACATTGCTTTGGCAATATCCAAATCAAGCCACTTAGCGCGAATCACATACCGACAATCATCCATTGATTTAGAGCGATAGCGATGGTCGAACCACATATTACGCCAATCTTCATGGCGAATAAATATGGGGTCGTCTTCCTTATCACCCCGAATACCAATCTCAATCCAGCCTATGCCTGCTGTCACTTGGTCTTTGAATGATGTTGAATTTTCAATCTGCCCGTATGATGTATCTTGGACATATTTAAGGAGTTGTGATTTTGCTCTGGCAGCAATAGAGGCTTCGCGTTCATTCTTTCTTGGTAGAACCCTGTAATCAATCTTGGTTCTTTTTTCAGTACCGATAACCCAATCAATAGTGGGCTTAATCTCATTTATAACAAGCGGCGCTTGACCACGCTCTTTCATTGCAGCTTCGTCTTGAGGAGTCCACTGTAAACCGTCATAAAAATCTTCATCTAAAGCCATTTCATAACGTGCTTCTGCCTGCTGTATGCGTGCTTCATCCCAAAACATGCGGACTTTTTCTAAGGCCTCATGTTCTTCATCTGATTGCTCAAAACCTGCTTCTGGCTCACCGTCAGGACGACCTGTTAATTCATCTCCAAGCTGGTGTTCATTGCTCTTGATATTTTTCCCTTTCGTCATCCCTGCCATCATACCCTCCTAAATCACACGCCAGCTTCTAGCTCTCTTCCTTGTTGACTTTCGAGCGAATGATAACACACGTTCGGCAAAAGTCAGAGCTAAAGCATCTGCGTCATCTGGAGATTCAAGCCCACGCTTCTTCATATCTTCTTTTTTCTCAAGCTGTAATTTGTTTGATGCTGTATAAAAATACTCTGGAGATACAAGCCCTTTGGTAAGCTCCTTGTCGTCTATAATGTCAGCACCAGCTTTAATCCAATCATTCATTCTAGCCCAGCATTCCATACGCTTGTTAAAATACCTGTCGCCGTCCTCTGGTGAGCCTGCCGCCTGTACCTCAATAACATTGAAGCCAAGCTCGGTAAGCCTGTCAATAACGCCACCGCCAACCCCAGCCCCATCCACAAATACTGCATCAGGAGATTCATTCATAATCTCTCTAGCAATATGCGCGGCGAAATCCATTGTGCTTATGCCGTTCCATTTTTTTGTCTCAAGATGTTTTCTTCCGCGCCGTTTAACAATAACACTATTGTTGTAACCAAAACGCGCCACATCGCAGCCAAAAACAAGCGGCTGGCTACCATATCCCTCTGCCTTATAAGCCACGCAATCACGAACATCCTCACTAGATATAAACTGTGCAGAGCCTGCCCTTGGAAAAACACCACGCACACGGACACGCACAAAGTCAGAATCCTCACCATAGTCATGCACCCATTCGTCAAGCTGCACTCTATTTGCCATCTTCGCTGTTCTTGAATCAATATGTCGGGTAATCCAGCGATGTGAGAACTCGCCAAAGCAATCAAAGAATCTTCCTGTATTTCTTGTTGGGTTCCCAAAGCAAATCCACATAGCTCCGGGAGTTGTCATTGCGCCTTCGCAAACTTCCCAAATACAGTCAGCTACCGCAGATGCTTCATCGAATATCATCAACACATGCTCTTCATGCGTACCAGCAAACGCTTCTGAGTTCTTTTCTGACCAAGGTATTGCAGATGCGTACCAAGTCTCAGGATGCTCTTTTAAATAAAATTTTGTGGCTGTCCACTGGAACCAGTGTTTGTTTAGCGATAGGCGATGCCATTTAGCAAGCTCCCGCCATGTTTTGTTTGTAAGCTGTGCTTGGGTATTTGCGGTTACAACAACCTGTGGGTGTGGTCTGGTAGATACAAACCAAATGATAATCCATGCAACCAAAGCTGATTTTCCGATACCATGCCCTGATGAAACTGCTACCCTGATTGCAGCTTGAACAGCCTCATTAACATTCATGCCAAGCTTTACTTTCTCGCTTATTTCATTAGCGACTTCAATCTGCCAAGTGTCCATGCCATCCTGTTTGGATAGCGCCCCGCCTTCTTCACCC